GATGCGGCGGCGGGTGTCGCGTTTCCGCACATCACATTCGGGCGCCTCGAGGTTGTTTCGGACGATGCCGACCTGGCGCGCGGCGCAGTTGTTCAAATGGGTTTAGAGATCCACGCGCGGCCCGATCATCCGGCCGGCGGTCGCGTTGCGGTTTTGAGCGATTGCGCGTTTGTCGCGTCGGTTCTGCATTTGGATCCGGCCGCGCTCGCCCCGATCGGGGTCACGATCTGGGAAATCGAGGTCCAAACCTACGTCGCGAGCCGTTCCGCCGATGGCGCCAGCTATCAGGGCACGATCGCGTTGCAAGTTTCGATGGACGCTTAACACAAATGGCGCCCGTGGTGGGTGTCACAAAAAACGAAAGGCTATCAAATGGCAAAAACAAAGGGTCGCGCGTTTGCGATCAAAATCAGTGACGGCGCCGCCGGATATCAGTTTTTCGGCGGTATGACCGGCAAAAGCGTCACAATTAACAACTCGATGATCGATGTCACGACGGGGGATGTGGCAAACCCGGATCTTATGGCCTGGCGCGAGCAATTGTCGGATCTGAAAACGATCGATATCAGCGGCGATTTGCGGGTGATCGGCGACGTGGCCGAAAAACGCCTGGTCGCCCTTTCGATGGCCGATGATCCGTCGGATATGTTCGAGGTGTTGCATCCCTCGCTGGGCACGTTTGTCGGAAAGTTCGTCCTGGCCGATCTCGTTTTCAGTGAGGACTCAGCCACGACGGCAACGCTTTCGCTGCAAAGTGATGGCCCGATCACTTATACCGCCCCGGCATAATGGGAATAGTGGCACAAGCGCCGCGCGGCGGCTTGCGGGAAGTTCTCGCGGGCCGCTCGCATCCAATGCTTTTAAGTGGCGCCGAGATTGAAAGATTTGAGGACGCGCATCGCGGTCTTTTTGATATTTTCGATGCGCATTACACAAAAGGCGCGCACGATTTGCGCCGCGTCACAGTCGGCGAGGCGCGCGATCTTGTGGCCCTGGGCTTGGTTGGCGCCGGGATGTTAGACGCCGAGGCCGATGCCTTTGTGGCGTCTTTGTCGGCGGGTGACAATTTGCGGGTGCGCTCGATCGCGCTCGCGCTGATTGGTGCCGCCTTCGCGCCCGATTGGATTGATGCGGATGATGGCGACGCGTCGGAGGATGGCGAAAAAAAAAACGACAGCCCGGCGGCGCCTGGGGCATCCGACGCATAATCAGATCGGCCGCGCCCTTGGGATTTCGGCCGGCTGAGATCCGCGCGATGATCCCGCGCGATTGGATTTTGATCAAACAAGGATACGACGCGCAAGCGCGGGCAAACGCACGCGGCGCGGGATCCAATGCGCCATCGGTGGATGATGTGCGCGAATTGGCGAGGATGTACGGTTGAGCGAATTTGAAAAGTTAAATATCATCCTGGCCGCGCGCGATCGAGAGTTTGCGCGCGCGATGGAGGCAAACACGCGCCGCGTCGAGCGGTTTACCCGGCAATCAAACCGCGGGTTGTCGAGTACGTCGCGCAAATTTGATGCGCTCGGGTTTGCGGCCAAGCGCGCCGGGCCGTTGCTGGCCGCCCTGGGCGCTGGCGCCCTTGTGGCAAAATTGCGCAGCACGGTCGCCGCGCTCGATGATATCGGCAAGACGGCCGATCGCATCGGTTTAACAACGGACGCTTTGCAGTTGTTGCGGACGGTGGCCGAAAGTGCTGGCGTCGAGCAAACGGCGCTCGATACGGCGATGGAGAAATTTAGCAAAGGACTAGGCGAGGCGACGATGGGGATCGGCCAAGCGCGCGTCGCGCTGGTCGCTTTGAATTTGGACGCCGGCGAGTTGGCCGATATGCCGCTGGATGTGGCTTTGGGAAGCGTCGCGGATGCGATGAATGGCGTCGAGGATACCACACAAAAAACCGCGCTCGCCATGCAGCTATTCGGTCGCGGTGGGTCCGGGATGTTGAACCTATTGCGCGAGGGCGCCGAGGGCATGGCGACGATGCAAGATGAGGCGCGCGCGCTTGGTATTGTTATCGATGAGGATTTAATTCGCAGCGCCGAGGACGCGCAGACGCAGCTTGATTTGATGTCGCGGGTGATCAACGCAAACCTTAGTAGCGCGTTGATAGAGCTGGCGCCGTTGTTGGTGTCTACGGCGACTAATATCGCGGCGGTATCAAGAGCGGTGGCGGGTTTTTTTGCCAGCCAAGGATCTTTTTTGCAACCCCTGCTCGATGCGGATGGGTTGCGCGACCTGGCGAGCGAATACGCCGGGCTTGAGGATGAGTTGACAGACGCGACAGCGGCGCAAGCGGCCTATAACGCCAATGTCGAGCAATTCGGGGTCGATTCAGATCAGGCGGCGAAGTGGTCTATCCGCCGGGCAGATGCCGAAAATGTATTGCGTGAAGCAATCGAGCAGCGCAACGCGGAAGAAAACGCGACGAACCGTGCCGTTGACGGTATCGAGGGCCTAAGTGCGCAAACGGAAGAATTGCGCGAGCAAGCACGGTTGCGATCACTTTCGGCGGAGGATGTCGAGCGCGCCAGGATAACCGACGAAATGGTGGCGCGCGAAGCGCAGATATTTAATGACATTCTGGCAAGTGGTCGGGAAATAACCGCCGAAACGCGCGCAGAAGTTTACGGAATGGGCGAGGCATTCGAGGCCGCGGCAATCGCGGCGAGTAAGATTTTAACGCCTGATGCGCCGGCCACGACATCGGCCGGATCCTCGGCGGGCTTGCCCGATGTGAAATCGATCGAGGATTTCGACGCGGCCATTGCGCAAGCGCAAGAAATGATGGCATCGGGGCGCCTCGAGGCGTTTGGGCTTTCGGAAGCGGTTGCGGTTCTCAATGCCAGTTTTGCGGCTGGCGAGATCTCGGGCGAGGCATACGAGACGCAATTGGACAAGATTTCCGACGCGTTCGCCGAGATAGAATCGGCGGCCGATCGCATGGAAAGCGGCGCCGTTGATGCGCTCACGGCGATTTTCACAAAATCGAAATCTGCAAAAGATGCCGTCGGCGAGTTGCTGGCCGAGTGGGGCAAGATGGCCTTGCAATCCGCCTTTAAGCCGGTGATGGGCGGCGTTTTTGACGGATTGGCCGGGGCGATTTTTGGCGGCGCCAGTTTTGACGGCGGCGGCAATACCGGCAACGGCGCGCGGTCTGGCGGGCTGGATGGCAAGGGCGGCTTCATGGCAATGTTGCATCCGAAAGAAACGGTCATTGATCACACGCGCCAGGGCGCCGGATCCGGTGGTGGTGGCACATCGCGCGCCGGGGCGATGTCGATCACGATCAGCCTGGACGGCGCGCGGGGCAACGCCGAGATCGCCGAGATCGCCGAGACGGCAACGCGGCGCGGTCTGGCACATTTCGAGCGCAGCGTTTTGCCACTTAGCATTCGCAATCAACAAAGAGATCCCCGGAGGATTGGTTAATGGCTTTGGCTTTCCCTTTATCGCTGGCGGATTTCCTCGATCGGTTCCCGGTCGCCGAGATCACGTTGGATTGCCCGGTGCGCACATCCGGGCGCAATCAGGCATCCGGCGCCAATTATACGTTTGAGGAAGCCGAGCCGATATGGATCGGATCGGTGCAGTTTGCGACAATGCCGGCCTCGCAAGCGGCCTCGCTCGAGGTTTTATTGCGCGCGCTCGAGGTTCCGGGGCGTTCGTTTATCGCCACGCATCCGCGACAGCGCGGCCCGGTCAATGATCGCGGCGGCGCGGCCTTTCCTGCCCTGGGCGGGGTCACATTGTCGGCGGTGGCTTACGGTGCGCACGCGGTATCTTTTGCCGGCTTGCCGGCGTTGTTTGAGGTGGTCGCGGGCGATCGGTTTTCGGTCGCGCTGGCGGATGGGCGGCGCGCGATGCACGAAGTGCAAGAGGCTGGCGCGGCAAACGCCGCGGGGCAATTGGGCAATGTGTCGGTGTGGCCGTATTTGCGGCCCGGTTTGGCGGCGTCGGATGTTGTCGATTTTATCCGGCCGGCGTTCAAAGCGACGATCGTGCCCGGATCCAGGTCGAGCGGATCGGATGCGCGCGGCAAGGTGTCGGGCGTCGGCTTTAGTTTTATGCAAAATATCAGGTGATCTATGCGAGATTTTGACGCGGCAACGCTTGCTTATTTGGACAACCCGGCGGGATGCGTTGTGCGCCAAATGGTCTATATCCGCGCGCGCAATGTTTCGACAGGGTTGATCGAGGCGCTTGGGCTTTGGTCCGGTCTGGATGATCTCGCGCTGACGATCGACGGCGAGGCGCGCACCTATAGCGGCGCCGGGTCTTTGTTGCGCCCGGATCCGGTTGTGCTATCGCCGGGCCTGGACGTGCGGATCCATCGCGTGACGCTCGATGCGGTGTCGCCCGAGGTCGAGGATCTTGTTAAAGGCTACGTGACGCGGTTTGCGCCGATCGAGATCCATCGCGCGCTTATTGATCCAGAGACGCGCGTGATCGTCGCGCCGCCGGTGCGCGTTGTGCGCGGCTGGATCGATAGCATTGTATTTCCCGAGGGCGCGATTGATGGCAACCCGGCGTGCGAGATTGATATTGCGCGCGCAACGCGCGCCCTGACGCGGCCCTTGTCGGCGGTAAAATCAAACGCGGCACAATCGCGGCGCGGTGGTGATCCGTTCCGAAAATATGGCGATATTTCCGGCGCGGTTCCGGTCTATTGGGGCGAAAGTTATCACGACGGGCCCGGCGGTGTTTCGGGCGGATCGGATCGGGTGAGTTGAGCGTGCAAGGGTTTGGCGCCGCGCGCCGCGCCGCTTGGGCGCCGCGCTTGTC